CTGCCAAGATGATCAATAGCCAATACCTAACCAAAGAAAGGACACTAGAGCGACGGTGATACATTCTGGCATGGTCTAGTGTCCTTTCTTTGGTTAGGTATTGGCTATTGATCATCTTGGCAGTAATTCACATGCCAGTTCCGCTTCCACGACTCTTCGATAGGGGTCTCCATCCCAAGGGGCCCCTTTGCCCTTAAAATCAATCCCCCACAAAGACGCAAACACATTGCCAGTACAATCTCTCGCAATACACCCCCATTCGTACGGTTCGCCGTGGTCGTCGCGCGTCCATGTAAACGTAGCTCCGCGGTCACGCGCGTAGCGTTCCGCTTGCGCTAATTGCTTGGCGCATTTTTGCCGCCCTTGAAAGGGGGTTTCTGTTTTGGGGTCGTACGAGTACCCAGCCCACTTAAGAAAAAAATGATATGGGGTTAATACGCGTGTTTTCATGGTGTCCTCCGTTTTAGGTTTGCTGCTCATGTTTCGGTAGTAATGCCAAACGCGTGCCAAACGCAACACGTTGAAAACATAGCGTTTATGAAATTCCAGCTGTTGTATAAATCACACAGGTGTATGAAAAAAGTTAGGCGTGTGTTGTAAAAAAGAAACAGTAGTGGTAAGGCTTAGAACATGGCGAGGATAGAAAGAGTGCTTAACTATGAGGCAGCTATACAAGCAGCCTCAGAAGGCCGGTCAAATCGTCAAATAGCTCTTGCCATGGGGTGTGAGCCGTATGTTTTGTATCATGAGCTAAAAAGGAATCCTGTCTTTGCGAACCAGGTTAAGGAGGCCAGGGCTTTTGGGCTTGCATTGCATGCCGATAAGCTCCTAAACCTCCACGAACACTACCCGGACGCTGATCCTCCAATGCTCCGGATCATCTCGGACAACATTAAATGGGTAGCGTCTCATCTCTCTCCGGACTTCAGAACAACCTCAGTTATTGAAGTGAAACACGCCAATGTCAAGGATGCACTGCAAGAGGCGAAGAGTCGTGTTATCGATATCACTCCCAAGCCAAAGCAGATCACAAACCCGCTCGATTGATAAATAAGGGGTTTTCGCTCCTGATTCCCGATCGGCTACTTATCCACAGCACATGCGTATCTAAGTGGCTGATATCCTAGCAATGTCTCATAAGATCCATTATGTCAACTACCAGCAAGAAGGATGCCACATATACGAAAGCAAGAGGCATTCAATCGCCACCTGGCCGGAGCAATCGATCGAAGGGGGGAGCACCCCGGGGGGTAGGGGGGCCTTTCGGTCGGCTCGTGTCTCGTTACGGGACCCTTACACACACTCGACCACTATTCCCAAAATTTTTTGAAAATTTTTTAAATCCAACACCTGTTGCAAAAATCGCACACCTGTCTCATAAATCCCACATCTGTTGTATAAATCACACAGGTGTTGCATAAATCACACACGACATGTCAATAAGTACCACATAAGGGTATTTTCACACCATGAAGTATTCAGGCGAAGAAGAGCAAGCCCTCATGACCGAGTTGTGGGACCCGCAAATAGCGGACGATCTCGAAAAATTCGTGCTCTTTGCCTATCCGTGGGGGAAGCCGAACACGCCGCTCTGCAACATGAAAGGCCCTCGTTCGTGGCAACGCGACGATTTACAGGCGATCACGGAGCACATCAAGAATCAGAAGGGGAACATCTTACTCGGCAACGACCCCACGATGTGGCGCGAAGCGACGGCCTCCGGCCGCGGCGTCGGGAAGTCGGCGAAGATTTCATGGTTGGTGGACTGGATGATGACCACCAGACTAGGATCAACTGCTATCGTCACCGCGAACACCGAGCCGCAATTGAAAACGCGCACGTTTGCGGAGATCGGGAAGTGGACCACCCTCCTAATCAACAGTCATTGGTTTGAATCCACGGTCTTGTCGGTGCGTCCAGCGGAATGGTTTAAGAAATTGCTCGCGGATCAACTCTCGATTGACTGTGGGTATTACTACGCACAAGGCCAATTATGGTCAGAAGAAAACCCTGACGCCTTTGCCGGCGTGCACAACCCGTACGGCGTGATGGTGATTTATGATGAGGCTTCCGGCATTCCTGTTCCCATCTTCAACGTCACCGAAGGTTTCTTTACTGAACCGGTCCTTGATCGGTATTGGGTGGTGGCTTCTAACCCGCGGCGTAACTCGGGTGGGTTTTTTGAGTGTTTCAACAACCACAGGGCGTACTGGAAGCTCCGTCAGTTGGATTCTCGAACTGTTGAAGGAACCGATACCGCCCTGTTTAATCGTATGGTCGAGCAGTACGGGATCGATTCAGATACGGTCCGCGTCGAAGTCCTCGGACAATTCCCCGCCCAGGGCAACAAGCAGTTCATCTCCAACACCCTTGTCTCCGGAGCACAGGCCAGAACTTTAGAAAAAGATCCCTACGCCCCCCTGGTGATGGGGGTTGACATTGCGCGGTACGGTGATGACTCCACGGTATTTCGCTTTCGGCAAGGCCGCGATGCGCGTTCTATTGCGCCGGTGCGCTTTAAAAATCGCGACAACATGTATGTGGCGAACGAGATCGCGCGGTGGATCGATACGGTGAACCCCGACGCCGTGAACATTGACGCGGGGAACGGAACGGGCGTCATTGATCGTCTTCGGGAACGCAAGTACAAGGTGCATGAAGTCTGGTTCGGCTCCGATGCGGAATCCCCCGAGTGGGCGAATAAGCGTACGGAGATGTGGGCGAAGATGCGCGACTGGTTGGGCGGTGGGATCATCGACGGTGACCCGAGACTGTTCGGTGATCTGACTTCCCCTGAGTACGATTACTTCGGCAAGGCGAAGGATAAGATTATGTTGGAGTCGAAAGAATCGCTGAAGGCCAAGGGGTTTCGATCCCCGGATGACGGAGACGCCTTAGCCCTCACGTTTGCCACCCGTGTGGCGCGCCGTGATATCCGGGCGTCAACGGCGAATCGTGCGCGGATCGCGAAGGATGTTGACTATCCGCTATGCTCATGAGATATCCCACGTAACACATTGTGAGGCGAGTCTATGGGTGGTGGACCGGTGTTTCGATCCCTTGCGGCGCTTGGCACGCTTGGGTTATCTGAAGTGGCGCAAAAGAAGCCGTTTCAAGATCTGGGCAACGACAACCCAGTAAACGCGGCGGCCGGCGGGCCGTTGCGATTCATCCCGGGCGGGGCGCAAATCGCGGCCGTGATGGGAATGGGCCAAGAGCAAATGACGCCCCAAGCCCCGGCGCTGCATACCATGCCGGTCTTAGGATCGGACACCGGGAACGCAAACGACGCACAAAAGAAGCTCGACGCCGCGGCGGAAACGGAACGGCAGCGCGCCGCACGTGGCCGTATGTCGACGATTCTCTCAAGCCCAGACGACGCCCCCGTAGCAAAATCACGAAAATTTTTAGGAGGCTATTAAGATGCGATCAACAGCGTTAGCCGTTGCAGCGGCATGTGCATTAGTAGCGGGGTGTGCGCCGCATAGTGAAATGATTCAGCACGGGAATGAGAAGATCTTGTTCACCCAAACGCAGAACGTGTGGGCGGATAACGTGTTACTGACGACCCCCTGCAAGCCGCTCCTGCGCAATGGGGCGTGCGATCCGGACGGGCCGACGCAGATGACGACGGCGACAGGGAAGGGTGCCGGAGTGCTCGGTGGAGTCGGCGGCGGGGTCGTCTCGGCGTTGATCATTCGCGATGGGCTGACGAAATCAAAATCGAACATTTCTCAGAAGAACCAGACCGATATTCGCGCCAGTACGGTCAACCCGAAGTAACCCATGTTGAACGAAGACGACGGCAAAGATCGGGCGCAAGCAATCGCCAAACGATGGGACACCGCAGGCAACGCGCGGGGGTCCCTCGATTCGTTGTGTGAAGAGATCGCGCGCCGGATCCTTCCCAATTACGCCGGCTCGTTTTCGAGTGGGGGGCACACACTCAACACCCCGGTCCAGAACCGTACGGAAGAGATGTATGATGCAACGGGCGCCCTCGCCTTAACGCGATTTGCCGCGGCGATGGAGTCCATGTTGACGCCGCGGAATTCTCAATGGCACAGTCTTCAGCCGTCCGATCCGACGCTCAAGAAACGGCGGAACGTGCAATTGTGGTTCGACGAACTCACCCAAAGCCTCTTTAAGTATCGCTACGCACCCGCGGCAAACTTCGCCAGTCAACAGCACGAAAACTATATGGCGCTCGGCGCCTTCGGGACCGGCGCGACGTTCATTGATAAGTTGCAGCCCCGGTATGGTCGCGGGCTCCGGTATCGTGCGATTCACTTAGGTGAAGTCCGCTTTTGTGAAAATCACCAAGGCATCATTGATACCGTGATCCGGCGGTTCCCGCTCACCGCTCGGCAAGCCGCGCAAAAGTTCGGGGTGGCGAAACTCCCTGAAAAGATCCGGACGGCCGCGGTTGACATGAAGAAGTACGATAATTCGTTTCAGTTCATCCACTACGTGACGCCGCGTGAAGACTACAACCCGAATCGCTTGGATGCTTCCGGGCAACCGTACCGCTCGGAGTATGTCTCGGTTGAAGGCCCGGCGCATTTGCTGGACGAAGGGTACGCGAGTTTTCCCTATGCCATCTCCCGCTACGTCATTGCGCCCGGAGAAGTGTATGGCCGATCCCCGGCGATGCTGGTTCTCCCATCATTAAAGGTGCTCAATGAAGAAAAGAAAACGGTGCTTAAGCAGGGCCATCGTGTGGTGGATC